CCAGCGATGGGGGCTTTTTTGTATCTCCAATTCCCCACCCTCCCCCCTATGAGCATTTACGATACGTTTCTACCCGACTTTCAATCCCTCCTAGCTGATATCGGCGTCCCGGCTACGGTCGGGGCTAACCTATTCCTCGTCGGACTGTCCCGCCCGATGAACACCCCTAAGTTCGACTCAGGGGGCTTCGTTGACCAGAAGATGTGGACGGTGCGTTTTGCCGCCGCTACGGCCCCTTGGACGGCTTCTGATGGTCGGGTTGGGGGTCAGGTCGCCACCATCGCCTCTGGCGTCCCTATCGCCGCCCTGGGCGAAGGTAAGAAGTTCACGGTTAACGGTCAGGTCCTCCGTATCAAGGGCCAGTCATACAAGCAAACTAGCGCGGTCATCGAGCTAGAGTGCGTAGACGATAACCAGTAATGGCTAAGGTAGGCTTTATCGTTCCAAAGAGTAGAGCCGACTTTGAAGCGGCTATTACCGAGTTTGCTAAGAATGTTAACGTTGATCGCAAGATTATCGCTAACGAGCAGATGCGCCTAATGCTCCGGGATGCCATGACCTTTACCCCCCCTATGCCTGCGGGTGGTGGTCAGGGCCTTAGTATTGCCGCGCAGAAAGCAGGCATGAATAAACTAGCCAAAGACGTTAAGCGCATCTTTATTCCCATGGATCAGCCCCGCAGAGCTATGCCGGTAATAATGCGCCGGGTAGTTAACTCCGTTAGGTCCAACGACCAGGAGGGATTCCGCAAAATCTATGACAGCATAGACACGGCTAAAATCCCCGGAGTGTCCCCTATCATGCGTAAGATTCTGCAGGATACGAGTTACACGCGAGCGTTTGCCAAGGCTAAGAACTACCTTAACCAATCCAATATCTTTGGAAATTACGGAGCAATCGAAGGCCCGACTAACGACTTACGCGGCATCCACGACAAGTATAAAGCCAAGGTCGGTGGACGCTGGCCTAAGAACGCCCCTTCCCCACGACCTCAATACATGGTAGGGACTGCCCTTTATCTGCAATCATACATCGCCGAGCGCCAACTTAAGGTAGGCCGAGTTAAGGCTGCATGGGCTTCGGCTATCCGAATGATTCCCCGCCTAATGACAGCCAAGGGCAATGCCAGAAATATGGGCGTTTACGATGCCCCATGGGTAGATCGCAACCGTTCTCCAGACGGTTTCTTTTCCATGAGTGAGACTGGAAGCAGGGTGACCATGACGGCCACTAATCTTATCGGGAATATCAACAATGTTGCAACCGACGCAGGTACTGTGAGCATTGTCTACGGCAACCGAGTTAAACAACTTGATGCAACCATTCAGGCCCGAGTCCGAGATTCCATAGATCGCGCCAACCGCAAGAAATAACCACCTTTATGGGAACCAAATCCGCACGACAAATTCTAGAAGCCGCTATCGCTTCTCACCTCTCAGCTCAGACCGAACTGGCTGGGGTGTATATCTACACCGGCGACGGTGCGGATACCAACGTATTACCCAAGGCCATTGTCCTCTGCGACTCTGCCCGAGCGCCTAACGACTTGCCCCAGGGGTTAGGTAACTACTCCTGCGGTACGCGGATCACGGTCTTCTCCTCTGCCGACGACAACACCCTAGCCCAGCACCGCGCCCGATGCGCTGCCGTGGCCGGGGCGATGCAGGACCTGACGGCCATCAAGGCGGTCTTTGTCACTGGGGGCGATGCCCTCTGCTATGACGTCACCCCCCAGTCCGAGGACGAAGGGGTAAACGAGCGCTCCTGGGCGTCCGTCTTCAGCTACGACATCCTGATTGTGGTCAACCCCCAGCCGTAACCTTACCCCCAAAACAATAGGTATACCATGTGCGCCGCAATCGTCGAAGGCATCAGCGCGATCTACGCCCTGCCGAATACCACCGTTACGAACGCCGTGGTGCAAAGTTATACGAATGACGGCGAGTTCAACGCGGAGGCCACTATTGTTGACGAAAACGGCCTGACGGTTGCTTGGCGCGGTGACGATAGGAAGACCTCCATCACCTGTGAACTCATCGCGAAAACGTCAGTAATGCCTATCCTTGGTGCGTCCTTTTCGGTGACGGTTAACACCGCCGCGTCTTACACGAGCGGCAGTGCTTCGACTACCTTCTCCGGATGGGTGACGAAAGTCTCAGACAAGGGCAGCGTTAAATCGTACTCTTCAGTAACCGTAACTGCCGTCGGCTACGAGGCCGTCGTCTAACCGATGGACAAGCGCTGCCTAAGCGCGTTCACGGACCCCTGCCGCCTAGTCGTGCTGGGTCGTTACGTTGACCCATTTTCCCTGCTCCGTCGTCTGCAACTGGAAGCGGTAGAGTCTCCGTTCGTTTCGCCCGGTAAGGACGTCCGTCCTCTCGACCTCCTGATCGCGGTTAAAATCTGTGCCGGTGAGCCTATCGGAAAACTGACCCTAAAGGATTACTTTTACCTCGGGCGCATGAAGTCCAGCGAAGTCTATTTCGTTAAGCAGATGTCCCGCTTTACTGAGTTCGTCCTGATTGAGTCCTGGCCTAAGTTCTGGGAGAAGAAGGCCAAGCACACTAACACGACCGGGATGCCCTGGGTATTGACCGTGGTCTGTAACCTGATGAACCACGGAGTGACCGAAGAGCGCGCGTGGACGATGCCAGAGTCTCAGGCCATCTGGCTGCACTCATGCTTTGCAATCAGCGAAGGCGCTGACATGAAGGTATTAACTAAGGAAGATGAAGATCTAATCGCTAAACTCGAAACCGAACCCGCATGAGCAACGTCATTCAATTTAGCATCGATGGTACAACCAACGCCGAGCAGGTGGCTGGGCGCGCTAAGGCCGCTGTCGGTGGCCTAGACAAGCAGCTGGAGGGCATCGGCAAGAAGTTCGGATCAAGTTTTAGGGATATCTTCCTGTCCTTTCTCGGACCTATGGCTTTGCTAGGAACGGCTATGGGGTTTATCGGTAAGATTATTTCAGACAACCAGAAGAAGCACGAGGACGCCAACAAGGCCGCTATCGAAGGGACTAACGCTCTGATGTCTGCCGAAGATAAATACTACGCCAACAAGCGTAACAACGAAAAGAAGGCCAAGGAGCAGGTAGATGAGGCAAAGGTTGCTCGCGAAGACATTACTCAAGATTTTTTAGAGAACGACCCAAGGGGTAAGGCAATCATGGATGAAATAAAAGCAGCCATGCCCCCTGGTATGGCCGCAGGTGCTTCTGGTTTGGCTCGCAACACCGCACAGACGAAAGCCATGCAAGACCGTGTCCAAGCCATTCTTGCGCCTGAAGCCGCCGCCGCTGGTGCTGGCTCTGGCCTATCTGGCAAAGCCTTTAAAGCCCCTGAAGGGTTCGGCAACGTGATTGGCGTAGGTTCTAACCCTGTGCTTGAAGCCATGACTTCTCAGCTGGAAGAGGCCAAGCGCACTAACGACCTGCTTGCCACGATTGCCAACGCCGGTGGTGGCCGGACTACATCCTGGCTAAACGCAGCCGACTCTCCGGCTCCCTCCCGCGCATCCATGCTTCAGGGCAAATAACTTTATGGCACGTCAAGACTACGGCAACGACCTAACGACCCCGGTGCAACAGCCCGGCGGCAAACTGAGTAACGACGGCTACGGCCTCCTTACGGCTACGGTCGTCTGGAAGGCTAATACCAATAACGATCTGTCGGTCGGCAACCGTGGTTCGACCTGCCCCCTCAACGCTCAGCTGGCCGCTCACAAGTTCTCGGTCACCTACGACAACCTGGGCATGGCCGTTATCACGGTAGACTATATCGGCATCGACCTCGACACTAACGAGGGCGTTTACACTAACCCCGAAGTCTCAGCATCTAACGGCCTGACCTCTGAGAACATCACGACTAACCCTAACTTCTTTACCACTGGTGGCGATGGTTACGTCGGTCTGATCGCTGGCCCTCAAGGGTCGTTTACCCAGTCACCCCTCGGCCCACTCGTTGAGATTAAAAGCCCTGTTGATTATGTGACTCAGGTCATCGCGGCTCAGACCCTAATCATTGCCAAGAAGCAGTCCTACATCGGCCAGCATGGCGCTTGCTTTGAGTCCTCAAACGGTGGCCGCTTCATCGGATTTGTTGACCCTTCTCACCGCCATTTCTACGGTAAGACCAACTACCTTGCCCCGCAGTCTTCCTTCTCCGGCCACTTCTACACAAGCGAAGCCATAGAGGTTCAGAATATTCTCTCCTATCTGGGGACCACCTCTTACGACAACGACTGGGCTGGCGTGCTGCCGATGATTGTTCCGACCTATGCTGGTACGTCCTGGCACGCCTCAGCTGAGAACGGCGGTTACGATCAGTTGCTGCTGTCTCAGGTCAACGTTCAGGACTACGGCTTACTGTATAAGGTTAACTATGAGGTGCGTTATAACGTGCAAGGCTGGCCGGACTCGGTATACCGCAAGTCGAGCATAATGTAAACATGAGCACAATCCAGCCCGGCGACGGATATAACCTATCGGCTTCGTCGAGCGGATTTACGCTGGATATTAATAAGCCATGGACGCCCCCGATTGGGGACCCAATGCTTTTTGCCCTGCAACTTGGCAACACGCGGCAACTGCCCGAGCAGCTGGTCTACGGTGAGGGCGTGGGCGGTCGGCCTTCCCCTTTCGAGTGCCAGATCGTCAGCATCAACGGTGAGCGCTTCCTTCAGATTGGCGTGGGGGCTATCGGCTACACGGCAGGCCCGATGCCCATCATCAAGTCCGGCGCTGATACTCGCATCATGCAGGCGTACGCTAACAAGGTGCAAATCTGCCCGAGCGGTACGCGCACATATGGCGACCTGTACCCCATCTATCCTTACGACGACCCTGCCTACTCCTTGACGTGGTGGATGGAAGACGGTGGGGGGTATGAGTTATCTGACACTAATGACCCGCTGACCCTGTACGCGTTCAAGTGGGACGTCGCCACTGGCGTGGCCCCTTTCAGCACAAGCACCGTCGTTAACACCGGCCTCCCGACGTTGGCCCTGATTGCCGCGTCGAACAGCGCTGACACTAACAAGGTCGCAGTAGACCCCGGCCCCTCCATCTTCGTCCAGACGATGAACGTCCAGAAGATGACTGGCTACGATCACGCTTCGACTGGCCTGACTGGCGACTGGGGTCACTGTCACACCTCCTGGCTAAACCCAGTTAAACTCGGCTACAGTTACAAGGCCATCGCTACCATAACTGCGTCGGCCAATACGTTTGCCATGGTCGGCGGTATCGAGCGCGCGGGCATCCCGCTGGTGCAGAACCAAGTCCAGCACATCAGCCTAGTCGGCAAGGCGTCTGGCGGGTCGGCCTACATCAGCTGCGGCGCTTCAACCTCGGTCATTCCTTTCCCTGTTACTGACTTCTGGGACCCGATTGCCCCTGTCTACTCCAACGAGCTGACGCTGGCCGAGTGCCTCAACTCCATCCCTGGCATCACCTTTACCATCGACGGCGAGCCTGTGACCATTGGCTTCACTGGCAACGTCGAGGTCAGCCGCACGACCGAGGGGTCTTATTACGTCACTTTCTGTAACGAACTGGCTGGGCTTAACCCTCCGCTGCTGACCTTTAATACGGCAGGCGTCACGGCCTACACCTACGACTTCGACATCACCCAGTTCCACACCGGGAACATCGACCTTACCACCCCGATGCAGACCGGCATGGTTCAGCTGCGAAACGTCTCTGGCGCCGACGAATCCAGCGATCCGTACAACGTTAACTTTGCGGCCGACTGGGACGGCATCGTCAACAAGGCCGAGTGCGTGGCTTGCGATGGCTTCAGCGGCGACGTGACGACCGCTGGCATGACCAACATGACCGGGGCCTCGACCATCCCTGTGGACTACTCGATTGTCGGCGGTTGCGTCAACGAGCCTTATGGATTCGACCACCCCTACAAGGTATACCTCATGTCGGAGGGTGGCGGCGTAAACGTTTGGGCGATTGTCACTGGTGCGACCAACAACGTCACCCCTGGCAACATCACCAGCACCATCACTCTGGGCGCTGGTACATACGATGTATGGATCAGGCATCCGTACTTGTCGCCGAACTTCCCAGATGCGACGAACTTCGAGTGGGCCATCGGCGCTACCATCCCTGCGGACACGGATACCGACGGCTACGTCCTCATCGCCACCATCAGCGGAACAAACGTCACGCAGATCGTCACCGGCTCGCTCTGGGCTGACCGCCTCAAGCTTGGCACAGTGACGGCCGAATACTACTTCGCCCGCATCTAATGGGCATCTTAATCGGAGGGCCGGACACTTCACTCTTTGGAGGGGTTTCGACATGGGGAAGGCTACGCAGGGCGGTCGGGCAGTACGTCGAAGTTATCCCATCAACAATCGACTACCGACAGCCCACCGTTCAGGAGTACCACAACCTAGCATGGGACGCGGTGTATTACTTCACGTCCGCAGCGTCTGGCGGTTTTGTTAAGGGTGGCTACGTCATGCTTGCCCCCCCTAATCAACAGTTCTCCTTCCAGCCCACCTTCCCCTACATCCAGGTCAACCCATCAGGTCCGGCCCCAATCGACTCGGTCGTTACCTCGGCCAATACTTTTGACACAAACACCTTGGTCACTCAACTCGTGGGCGAAGCGGTTACCGGCAATGGCGGCACGTTTAACTATACGGCCTTAATGAACACTTCTGCCGTCCAGGTCGCCGCTGGCGGATACGCTGCTACCCCGATCACTGCCATCGGCAAACTGGCCCAAACGGTCTAATCTGACCTAAACCCTACTTTTCCCGCAATAAGTAGCCATGTCTAACACCGCTACTTTCTCGCGTGGAGACTCATTCGGGTGCACTTGGACTTGGACTCCTGGGGTTGGTGAGCCTGCCAACCTCCTGACGACCACGATTACGTCGGACATTCAAGACCGCTGCGGCGACCTTTACGCGCTGACGGTTACGATCGCTGGCAACGGCCTGTCCTTTACGACGAACTACACTGGCGATACGTCCGAGTGGGCGGTCGGTCAGGCTAACTGGGATATCAGGTTTGTCTTTGCTGGCTCGCCTACGACTCACTCTAGCGTCTTCCGCGTGATCGTTGCGGACACCATTACCAAGTCTTAACATGGCTACCATCACCGGCTCATTCAACAGCCTAGTCTCTGGCACTCTCTCTGGGGTCATTGGCACGCCCGGACCTACTGGGGCCACCGGGGCCACTGGGGCCACTGGGGCAGCGGGTGCTCCGGGTAGTCCCGGCGCTCCTGGTCAAGGCGTGGCGGCTGGCGGTACGAGCGGGCAGGTACTCCAGAAACTCAGCGCCACGAATTACGACACTGGCTGGCTGACCCTCCCAGCGGACTACATCACCAGCGTCACGGCTCCCTTGGCTGTCACGGCTGGCAATCTGGCAGTTGACCTGTCGGCCTATGAAACGGTATCCAATGCGGCGGCAACGTACTACCTGCAGACAAACCCGGCTGGATTCATTGACGCTTCGGCGCTGACTGGCTACGCTACCGAGACGTTCGTCACGACTCAGGGCTACATCACGCAGGCCACGGCAGATGGTCTTTATTATCCGCTCTCGGGCAACCCTAGCGGATTTCTGACTTCCGTCCCCCCGCCCACCCTCACGAACCTGACCAGCGACATCAGCTGGGACGGCTCGGCCAATACTGGGCGGTTACTGATTGCTGGCGTCAATGACATCGGCGGCGGCCAAACTGAAGCCCGACTAAACTTTGTAA